CTATGGTATTTGCCCATAAATAAAAATTCGTGGAGGATCCTATTATGTGCGAAAAAGCATATATCGATCGGATTAAAAATGAGCTTGACTATCTAGACGCATGGGTGAAGAAGAACCGTGACAGCGCAAATCGATACATTTACTATGCCGTCAGTGATCGCATGATCAGGGACCATAAAGTCATTAACTGGCTCGAATCAAGAAAATAAATTTTATCCTACACAGCAGCAGCGGAACGAAGAATGGATCAAGAATAATCGTGAGCATAAGCGGTATCTGTCGAAGCGCTCGAGCGCTCGATCATTTATTAAACTAGATGTGACAACCGATGATCTTTATGATCTGCAATCCCGATTGGATGAACAAATCAAGAAATATATGGCTAGCACAAAGTATGAGATTTATGTTTTCTCTGGTAGCCCCACTTTCCCGCTTCACCAGATAACGATCCATGAAGCTGTTGAAATCAATGGATTGCTTCTTTCGGGAACCGAGATACCTATTAAACAGTTTGCAAACTTTTTTGCCAATAGCCGTCTTGAAAAGTTAAAAGAAATATGCTCGCCTGATGATTTTCAATTTGTTCATGTTTATAAATTTACTGGCTTATCCCCGGAAAACTGGGATAATGATAAAGCGGTTTATCGTTATGATCACAAAGAGTTCAATCTGTTTGGGCAGAGAAAAAAATGCTAAAATTAAATATAATATAATACAAGTTGTTTATCAGCCATACTTCCCATGTATCTGATATGATATTTCCCCTTGAAAAAGAACGTCCGTTATGGGCGTTCTTTTCGCTTTGATCCGCCCCGCTCATTTTGGATTGGGGAATCCCGTGTGCATCGTATCAGCTTTTAAATTATTAAACTGTAGGGTATTTTTTTATGTATGCCCGGTTGCCCAGGCAGTGTTGCATTATATTATTTCTGATTCTTTGGCTTGCTATATAGTAGTGCCTGTGCGCTATCATTAATCCCTTTTGTGGTCGGATCCGTTACCGCATGATAAACGCTGACAATCACGAGCGCCAGCACATACGGGTTTTTGATGGCTGCCACAATTAGACCGATCAGGATCGGCCAGCTGGTGACATCGGCGCCTGTCAGCCCGGCGTATGCTAGGATCGGCAGAAGAATAGAAACAATGATCTGAGCAACGAACAGCGGATTTTTAAAACGAATTTTCCAGTTAATCATATGAATCTCTCCCTTTTATTTAAGATATAATTTCTGTCCTGGGTAAATGGTGTCATTGTGCAGATAATTGACATTTTTCAGCTGCTGAACGCTGACATGGTTTTTCTGGCCGATGCCCCACAGAGTATCACCGCTAACAACGGTATGGTAAGGACGGCTTACCAGATGCGGTACGGATCCGGACAGCTTAATAACCTGTCCCACACGGATCAGATTCGGGTTCTTGATGCCGTTCAGTGCAGCCAGTTTCGACACGGTTGTTCCGTGCTTTGCAGCAATCGCCGACAGCGTATCCCCCGACCGTATAGTGTACATGCTCGATGGTGCCGGTTTGGCTGCTGGCTTGCTTGTTGCTTTCAGCTTCAGTACCTGGCCGACACGGATCAGGTTGACATTGCGGATCCCGTTAATCGCTGCGACCGCTTGAACGCTCGTCCCGAACCGAGATGATATTCCGGACAGTGTGTCGCCAGGTCGAACGGTATACGTTCCTGATGCCGGCCGGCTGACCGGTTGCGGTTTAGCAGCCGGTTTATTGACTGGCTTGGCCGACGGAGCGCCAGAGCTGACGACTTTATCCGTGTAGGCAATATTCTCGTCCACCCGGCCATTAATTCCCGGTACACTGGCGTCTGAGCAGTGCTGCCAGATGTCCGCGGCACGATCGCAGTGATCGTTGTACTGAGCAATCCATTTAAGCAATCCCGGACGCAGCGCTGACTCAGTGAGACGATCACGGAAGAAATATAGTCCACTATAAATACCAAGTTTCTCATGCCCTGCTTTTGCCAGCTGGTCAAAAAATGCATTAACAAAGCCGGTCAGCGTTCCAGCATTCGGATTCAGATTTTTCGCTTCGACATCGCAGAACAGATACCCTTTGACGTTGATTCCGGCCAGATTTTTCAGAAACCAGTCTGCTTCGGCCTTCGCATCAGATTCGCTAACCCCTCTGAAGAAATGATAAATATGAACGGCCAGACCCACAGCTTCAGCATTTTTAACACTCTCCCGAAAGTACGGGTTCACATAATGCGAACCGGCTTCACTGCCTTCTGTCGCTTTGACAATCACAAATTGATAGCCAGCCGCCTTAACTTTTGCAAAATTGACATGCCCCTGCATCGAAGCAACATCAATGCCCTTGTACTGTGTCAATATAAATCCCCTCCCGTTTTTATCTGCTGAAAAAATAGTTAACAATGATCGTGGCCAGCGTGACGACCCCGCCGATCGGGATAGCCAGCTTGCTAATCGCCTGCCATGTCCAGATATGTGCTTCCTGCTTTTTTTGCTGAATCCCACCAAGCATCCGGATGACCTCTGTGTTTTGCTCACGGAGATACTTATTTGATTCATCGTTCCGAGCATTTCCATCCTTGATCTGGTCGGACAGGCTGCTGATCCTTGCCTTTATATCCTCCTGCCCATCCTCCAGCCGCTCGATGCGCTTTTCATGGTCTTTCAGCTGCTCCTGTGTATCCACCCTCATCACCTCGATAAATAAGCATAAAAATAGACCCATATGGGCCAGATATTGGATCACTTCCTTTATTGAGGTACGAAAAAAGAGCCCCGATTATCGGGACTCCTTACGTCGCAGTAGCGTCCTTATTTGACATATTTTTTAATATTACTTTCCCAAATTTTATATCCATTACCATTAAGGTGCACACCATCAATAGTTAAACTTTTATTTAATTCCCCTGTAGAATCAAATAATGGATATAAATCAATAAAAGTTAAATTATTTTTATCAGCTAACTGTTTAATTTTTAAATTTGTATTTTTTATATCCCCGTTTGATATATTTGTATCTAGTAGAGAATGGTTAATAGGCAAGATGCTTTGCACATAAATTTTAGACTCTGGAGATTTTGCTTTTATTTCATCGAAAAACTTTTGATAATTTTTTAAAACGCTTTTTTGACTTGCACCATGTGTTAAGTCATTGATTCCCATCATAATAAATATCTTTTTGGGATTTCCTTTGACAATATTATTAATATTGTCAATGATTCCAGGTGTTTGATCACCTTCAATACCGCGATTCTTAATTGTGCTATTTTTAAAGGCCTCATCCCATTCGTTATAATCAGTAAGACTATCACCCGCAAAGATTATACTAGGATTAGCATCCGGCAATGCAGAAAAGGCACTTTTTTCAACATTATGATAGACGGAAAATTTATTTGATCCAGTTTTTGCGATACTGGATTTAATATAAGATATTCCACCTTTGTGAATAATAAAAGCTGATAATAATCCAACAAACAACAAATTAAAAACAAGTGAAATGCTCATTATCCATACATATACTTTTTTCACAGTGCAGTCTCCTCATTAGCATATATGGATTTATTATATCACCTATTAGGACGCTGTATATTGATTAAAAAATGCAATTATCTGTGACAAATACGGCGAAACATTAAATGTATGCCCTCCGGATGGAACAGATATTTCAGTTAGACTCATTGAAGCCGTTGCAGCCACAGTAGCAAGAGCGTCTGCATTTGCTGTTTTACTTACAGCTGTATCATCCATTGCAGCAGCAAACCACATGGGCAGCCCTCTAAATGCTGATGCATCCATTAGTGCTGGATCACGCCCAACAGTTTTAGCGGCATAGTCGCTTCCGTCTGATGCTATTCCATATGCTGTTTTAATTAAACTCATAAATGCAGGGTTATTATAGTTATTATTTAAATTAAAAGTTGGTGATGTGGCTGCCCAAGCTACGCATGGTATTTTGTTTTCTGAAAGGGCATTTAAACTTTCAATTCCACCCATTGAATTAGCAAAAAATACGGTTCCGCTGATTGCATAATTATCTCTGACATACCTATACGCTTGGTAATAGGAATTTGTCGATGCAGAATTACCCCAGGTATATTTGCTACTGTTCAGGCAACAAGACATAACAATATAGCCAGCAGCGACCAATGCTTTTTGTATTTGCGGATAGTTTGAATCACTACCCGCCGACCAGTAAGTTTCATCTGATCCATTTCCATGCCAGCAGATAGCGAGAGATGACGGAATACGACTATCATAATTTACAGGTAGATATATGCGCCAACTTTGCGTTCCGTCACCTGTCCACTGCACTGTTTTAACCTGCCCTTCTCCTAAATTTCTTGGATAAATTGTTTCCAGCCCACGTCTCATGGCTATCGTCCCAATTGATACAACACCTCTTCCGTCAGTATTAAAAACATATAGGTTATTTACTGACATTTCTGTGCGTGGCTTTTTAACACAAAATTCAATGGAGCCATCATTTTTTAATAGGCACACAGATATATTCTGATCATCAACATCAACAATTGCAGTATAATCTCCGTCTGTCACTGGGGTATTGCTTGTACCATATTGATCTTGATGATCTATCCTAAATGCAATCTTGCTGTCCAAACGCATGTGTATCCCAAAAACGTTTTCTGCCCCAGGTGTTGGCTCAGCTCCTGGCGCATCGTCTGAAACCCCAAAAATAAGTGCAGCACTACCCCCCGGATTTGTAAAATGGATATTAAATATTGCCCTCATTTTATCTAATGTTCCTAAAGATATTGCATGATTTGCGCCAGATTGTTGGCCTGTAGTAACCGCAGTACAAAAAAGTTGGCTGCTATTAACGGTTAAATTTGTCGGATTATTAGTTACCCAATTAGACAAATTATCCCAATGCTCAGAAAAAATTGTTGATAAGGTATCCTCATAGCGAGCGATTGATGCACTTGTACTTTTTAATCCGTCCATAATTGACCTAGCAGTAATCAATTGTCTTACTACCTTCATATTATTCGCCAACTGCGACGTAAAGCCGGCGTTAATTGTTCCTTGATCAGTTTTATTTTGGTCTATGTTTTCCTGCAGCGCATTCCGGTCCGCAGCAATCCGATCCCTGGCAGTCGGGTAGACAGTGCTATCCTGAGCGGTCCGGATATCGACAACCTCAGACGGCTGTGGCACATTCTGGATCAGCGTATCAACCCGGCTTTTTTGTTCCTGCATGTCGTCTCCGACATTGGAAAATAGACCTTTGAGCTGATTGTAAAAATCCTTCATAAAGTCTGTTGCTGTAAAAACATAAGGCCATTTCATTGATTATCAACCTCCTAGGGCGGTTATTCGATCATTTAGACTCTTTATCCAATCAGCGAGTGGCATATCAATCATTCCGTCGGGCTTAACGGTTGGATTAAATGTTTGTGGCACAATGTCTGGATCACTTGTCCAACTTTTTAGCAGATCAAGATATTTTTTATCGATAGCTGCCATCAAACCGGGGTCCGTAAGCGTGACTAAAGTAATCGCCCAATTCGTATCTTTTGGAATGCTGTTCCAAGTCTTATACATCTCCGGGAAAGCCAATCCTTTATCTATAGCAGTAACGTCTAGCGCATTACCTTGTCCAGGTATGTCATCAAGTTTGTTTTTATCATTGGCTGAAAGCAACCCGTCACTACTTCCTGTCGCAAGAGGAATACTCTCTGACTGCGATGGATCATATCCGGGCGCAAAGGTTGTTTCCGGTCCAATCTGGCTCTGACTTTCCTGTATTTTCCCCTCGGACTTCGTGAGATCTAATTTCCCGTCCGAAGTAGTTAAATCATTTATTTTCGCAACCGACTCAGACACTGTTGTTCCGAGCGCTGTATCTTTAATAGTTCCGCTGCTATCGATTACCTTATTGACCGTACTGGCAGCGGTCGAAAACCCGGACATTACGTCAACCACGTCTTTAACGATATTTGACGATGTGACTTCCGGCGGCTTATTCACGGCCGGATATTTTTTATACGCGATAATCTGGACATCAATATCCAGATTCATCGGCTCATAGATCAGCATCCGATGCTCACCGCGCTGCACATCTTCTTTCACCTTCAGTGGTGCGGTAATGCTGACATCCGGTTCATCCTGAAGCTGTGACGGCAGATAAGCCAGCATCGAATCCGGATTTGTAAACCGATCATCTCGAACTGGATCCGCATGCCGTTCGCCATAAATATTGATGTTCGGGCTTTCATAGGTAATAGGATCAAAGACATATGATCCATCTTCATTCTGTTTCCCATATCCGCGGATAACGGTCTTTATAGCACCGGTATCGATCGACAGCTGAACTTCATCTGTATTGTATTGGTACCGGATTTGCTTGTCGGTAACTGATCCCCATTCAACTTCTGAATAGATGATCAGATGTTTGTTGTCCGCTTCCAGAACTCCGCCGAATTTTGAAAGGATATCGCCAAGCATGGACAAAGCATTTGCGTCACCGAAATTATCAATTTGCACCGTCGGAAAACTGCCGATAACCTCCCAGGTAAAGCCAAGCACATTACCACCAAAAGACCAATCCATTGCTTCATCAATCGACCATACTTTTGACTGCTGCTCATATTGCCGGTGATCCTGGCACGTAAAATAAATGTGTGGTGCCGTAATATCCACCGTTGCCAGCGGACCAGCCCCCTTCGGCTCCGTGTGATTAATGAGAAACTGCTGTCCTTGGTAGATGATCTTTGATTCGTTTTTAAGCATGGCATAGGTGAGCGCATTTCTGACTGTTTTCAGCGCAGTGAGACTAAGCGACCAGGCTGAGTTTTTCTGCCATTCTTCGGTCAGGCTGGCTGGGTCATAATCGATCAAAATTTCTTCGTTCGTTCCATCATTAACCAGCAAATCATCCATGGTCTCTCACCTCACTTATACAAGAAGTAAAACCCAAAAGTCGACTCAGGATTCATCAGTCCGGACATCTCAATGTCATTCCATCCCGGAGCTAAACCAATCAGCCCATGATTAGTGTCCCGGCCACAGCTGACGCCGTTAAGCTTTGGATAAACACCATCAATCGTGAGTTCATCGCCAGCAGCTAATTCCGAATAGTACTGAAAAACATCTCCGGTCGTATGATTCACCAGCACTGGAATCCCTGTTCCCTTAATGCTGATCAGACAAAAATGGAATCGCGGATTGATTCTGACATTGCCAGCATTGAAAATTCGGAAGCTACTTTCTGTATGGTGATAGATCAGGTCTTCACCCATCGGAAAGCCCTGGCCGATCAGCTGATATTTGTCGGACTGCATATTGATCGGGTCAATATCCGTGCGTCCCAGGCTCTCCGCAAATCCCCGAAACGCCTCAAACTGTACAGTGAATGTTCCGGATCGCAGATTGGCTATTTTCGTAAATTCAAATGGCTTGCAATGTACGAGATACCGGAGCCCAGGCATCCGTGACCAGCTAATATAATATGGATCATAGTCGAACAGCTCCGCCCACACTTCGCGCATGGCCAGTGCGTAGTCCCAACGGTCCGTACCAGAGTACAGAAAGTCAGCTTCTATCGTTCTGAGGTCAAAAGTTGTTCCGTTGTCCTGCCGACCGTCTACTCCGGACATCTGTCCATACGTAGTTACAGGCTGAGGCCCCATATCCCGGACGCTGATTAAATGCGCGCCCTTGATGTCTGTTATGGCCCTCTTTGTCCCGTCAATTTTTTCAATTGTCAATGTCTCCATACAATCAGCCCCTCATGTAGGCTAAACTATTCAGCCTCTGAGCCTGTATCCGGCTTACAGTCGATTCCAGTGCCTTTTTATCGATATTCACGTCACTAGGCTTCATAATGAGTCGCTTAAGAAGATCATTCTGCTGCTGCAGCAAATTAATTACTGCAGAACTGGATCCAGACATTGATGAAGAATCGGAAACACTCGATCCGGATACCGCCGGAGCAGTTACTGCCGGAATCGATGGCACAGCTGCCTGTGCGAGCTGTCCGGCCGCAGACGATACGGAACCTGCCATGCCAGCAATCCCGTTAACCAGACCCTGACCGGTCATCTGGCCAACCCATGCCATGACCTTCGACGGCGAGTGAATACCGAGTAGACTCATGATTTTCGACTTAATGCCGCCGGCAACCCGTTTCACTGCATCCCAGACAGCTCCGGCCATGCTGCCGATACCATTGACCAGGCCTTGAATAATGTTCTTGCCTATGTTCCAGAGATTAATGCCGCGTAAAAATCCGATTGCTGCATTCCATCCCCTGGATATGGCTCCTCGAACGCCACTCATGACACTGCTGACGACATTACGTATGGCATTGAAAGCACCGCTGACGGCTCCTCTTGCGGCATTCACAGCTCCGGATATAATCCCCCTGATTCCGTTCCATACTCCGGAAATAAAGCCGCGTATACCACCCATAACGCCGCTGACCACGGCCCTGATGACGTTAAATCCTCCGGAAACGGCTCCTCGAATCCCATTAATTGCGCCAGAGAATACACTTCGGATTACATTCCAAACGGCACGGATAATTGACGATATTCCGTTCATTCCGGAGCGCGCCAGACTTACATAAGCGTTAAATCCGCCAGTTACAAAGCTGCGTATCCCGTTAAGGGCTCCGGTAAAGATCGCTTTAATTAGATTCCAGGCGCCACGGACAAATCCACCAGCAAGGCCGCCAAATGCTTTTAAGGGACCAAGTAGCTTTGATACAAAGAATAGATTAATCAGCCCCCAGATCAGCTGCAGTGAACCGGAGAGCAGGCTCTTGATTCCCGACCAGAGCTTACCCCAATTACCTGTAAACAGTGCCGCGAAAATCTGAATAATTGACATGATCACGGTCACAGCACCTTGAATCGTGTTCTTGATGGCATCCCAGGTGGAAACGATCAGGACACGTATAATCGGCCAGATTAGACGCATGATAGCCATGATGACCGTCATGGCTGCCCGAATAATCGTGCTGAGTACGTTCCATACATTCATTGTTGCCTGCATGATCATGGCACCGTTCTGCTGCCAGAAGGTACGAATCTGATTCCAAATCGACATGATAAACGGAAGAACAGCAGCCATTACCTGCCGGATCACATTAATAATGGCGTTCCAGACGACGGAAGCCGCTACCTGAATCGACTGCCAAATCGCAATGACTCCATTTCTGAAATTCTGATTATTGTTATACAGCGCAGTGAAAGCTACTGTCAGCCCGACAATCGCTGCAATAACGCCGGCGACAATGCCAATCACAGCGCCAACTGGTCCGGCCAATGCCGTAAATCCAGCCATAAGTGCCGGTAGCATGCCAATTAGAATTAATATTGGGCCAATAATCAGTAGTAAAGCTGCTACAACTGCTGCTGAAATTGCAATAAAAGACTTCATCCCGGGAGATAATTTATTAAATCCATCTACGACAGACTGGACTACCTGGACAACTACCCGTAGCGCAGGGAGCAGCGCGTTGCCAAGAGAAATTCCGGCCGTCTCTATTGAGCCTTTTAACTGTTCAATGGCACCGCTGAAGGTATTCATCTTCTGTGCGGCCACGTCTGCCGCAGAAACTTTGCCCATAGCGGTAGACATGTCGGTCGCGCCTTTCGCGCCTTCGTGCATCATTATATTTGCCGCGCGCACCGCATCCGTACCGAACATCGTTTTCAGTGCCTGCTGCTGTTGCGCCAAAGTCAGACCCTTCAAATGGTCATGCAGGATCTGGGATATATCTGCCAAGCTTTTAAACTTGCCATGGGCATCGATAAACAGGTTACTACCGTTTTTCGTAATAATTCCCAGATCCTTCATGGCTCCTGCCGCTTTATCAGTCTGAGGCTGTAGGTTAAGCAGCATAGTCTTAAGCGACGTACCGGCATCCTGTCCACGTAACCCGTTTTGTGCGAATTCAGCCAGCGCGGTCGCAGTATCTTTAAATGTAAATCCGGCACCAGAAGCAACAGCAGAAACGGCAGACAAACCAAATTGCAGTTCACCAACATCTGTGGCCGAAGCATTAGCTGCACCAGCCAGTATGTTTGCCGCCTGAGAAACAGAAAGATTATCATTTTTGAAAGCATTCAAGGCGGTCGACGCGATCTGCGCCGCATCAGCCAGGTTCAGATCACCAGCCGTAGCCAAGTCAAGCGCACCATTTAATCCGCCATGAATAATGTCTGTGACGGATACGCCTGCTTTTAGCAACTCTCCGATGCCGTTAGCTGCTTCTGTCGCGCTATATTTTGTCTTGGCGCCCATCTGAATAGCCAGATCCTGCAGTGATCCCTTGAATTTGTTTACTTCTCCGGGAGACATAACCGAATAGGCGTTGGCCATCGCCTGATCAAAGTCAGCAGCACTTTTGACAACAAGTCCCAAACCAGCAGCCATTCCAGCACCGGCCACTGTTACAGTCTTTCCAGCTGTCTTTATTCCGTCAAAGGCATTGTCTGACGACTTTTTAGCATCATCAAAGGCTTTTTTATAGTCCTGAGACAGCTTTCCGGCAGCCCGCCCATTGTTGGCCAATTCGGTATTTGTACCTTTAAGTTTCCCATCAAGGTCGCGCAGGCGCTGTTCCGTATTAATGACTTCTCGTTGAAAACCGCGGTATTGCGATTCTGATATGTTACCCTTAGCAAACTGAGCATCAACCTGTGACTGTGCAGATTTCAGCTGATTTAATTTGTTCCGCGTTGCTTCAATCTGCGCGGTCAGGATCTTCTGCTTCTGCGCCACCAAGTCAATGTTCCCGGGGTTAAATTTCAACAGACGTTCGGTGTCTCGCAATTCGGACTGCAGCTTATTCGCCTGAGCATTTACGGAAGACAGAGCTTTTTGCAGGCCAACTGTTGACCCGTCAATCTCAATCGTTATGCCCTTAATTCGTCCTGCCATGCTTCTACCTCCCGTCTGTTAGAATTGATCAAAGTCTGCCTGTGTAGCTTCACGCATGTTACTATCATTTTCTGAATCTCCGGATCCCGACTGCTGCATCATATCGACATATTCATTCACGTAGTCAAGGGCTCCGCCAATTTCCATGTCGTCAAGATCCGCTCGGGATAAACCGGTTTTATGGCAAAGAACAAGGTACTGTTCGGTCGTAATCGGATCGTCAGTATCTTGCTCTTTTATACGTTTTTTTTGGTCTGTACCATTGCCGTCAACATGTCTTGTATTTCCGGAATAATCTCAACTATGGGAAATGTCTCGAATCCATCTAGCCAAGTCATTGGCTCTGGTATAGAGGGATCGGCCGTTTTCGCCATCGTCCACACAATGTCGTAAAAAACATCAAAATCCATTTTTCCGAGATCATCTGCGGTAAGAGTTTTCTTTTTCCCTAGCTTCTCAAATGCCGTCATTCCCATCAGTTTTGAAAAAAAGTCCTGATGAAACTGTGCCTTGAAGCGCAAAGGAAAAGCGCCCGACGTTTTCAGCCGGACGCTTTTGCCATCAATCGTAATTGTTTTTTCCAAATTAGATCACTCCTTATGCCACAGTCACAGCACAAGTATCGGTAAAGGACCCGTCTGCTGTCTTTGCCGTAATCGTCGCCGATCCAGCAGCAACTGCCGTGATAAGTCCTGTATCCGATACCGTTGCAATAGTCGGGTCGCTGGAAAGGTACGTGACATTTCGGTTTGTCGCATTGGCCGGGGTAACCGTTGCCGCCAGCTGCTGGATTGCACCAACAGCCAAACTAACCGTATCCGGAACAAGCGTCAGACCTGTAGCAGGAACAGTCACGGGTTCGTACACGGCACCATACCATCCGTTATAAACAGCATCAGAAACCGTGCTTGAAGTATTTGCCTTAACAATCCGGTTGTCAGGGCGCGGAGCCGCTGTAAATTCAAGCGTAGTCGTCTGAACTTCCGTCTTGTCCGATTTCGAAGCGCTCGCCTGTTCCGGTCGGCTCGCTGAGCAATAGTAAACAGCATGACGTGTAGCCTTCTTATCACCTTGGAACTCAAACAGCAACGCGAATTTGCTTCCGTGATTATCCGCATTTTCAATCATCGCATCACCATTCGCGGTTTCACCCAGGCAATCTTTGCGGAAATCCTCGGTCAGCCGGGATAGCTCAAACTTTCCATCATAGCCGTTATTCGTATCTTCCTGATAGTACGTAGTATCATCAGCAAAAAACTGAATCGGATCGCCACTGGCCGTCAACGTCAGATTGACGGATCCAGGCAGCGGCTTCGGAACCGCAAAAGAAATCGTACCGTCTGCATTCTCGGTCACTTTTGCATAATGAGCATTACGCAGTCCGTATTTCACCTTGTTTTCAGTCATTATCTAATCAACTCCACTTCATAAATTTTTTCAAAAAGCTTTTCAGTATCAATCCAAACCTCCGAAGAAGTATAGGCAATGTCGTTGTCATCAAGCAGCTCTTCCAGTGCCGCCTCAGTCACCAGATCCTTTTTGTCGGTATAAAGTTCGATCTCGACATAGTCGATTTTTTGATAAACCATGTCATCGGCAATCAGATTCGGCGACTCTGGCACCCAGTAGCAAATAAAAGGCGGCGGAGGACATTCCGGATACTGCTGAGACGGCATCCAGTGCGAATAAAAGACCGGTTTCCCGGTCTGCAAAATAATCTGATAAAGTTCAGCAAGTGTCATCCCTTCACCGCTTTCTCCGCCGCGCTGGTAAACTTGTCGATCACTTTCTGTTCTACTGGCGCAATATGGGGATGAGCCTGAACACGCCCGCCGTCACGCTTGGCATGACCATACTCCAACAGGTGTGTCAGCCGATAAGACGGATCTCTGTTATAAACAATGTATCCATACTTCGTTTTCTTCCGAGACCAGTTTTTGGCGTACTCTCCGGTTCTTTTCGGGCTCGTTATTTTTAGCTCAGATACAGCTTCTTTAGAAATTTTATCCTTTGCGTTGTCAAGATTCTGAGTAACGTCATCTGTATATTCCCTCAGAGCTCTGGCAATTTCATTGACTATATTAATGGGCACCGGATCTCACCTCGCAATACAGTTCGATATTCTCGTCATGTGTCTCATACTTCCGGTAGATCGAATAGACAATGCCTTCAAACTTCACCGTTTGCTCGTTCTGATAATCAAATTTACCAACGATCAGACAAACTTCCGGTTTGATTCCCTGTTGACCGCCGGAAAAAAACTCACTTTGCGGAATGGACTTCTTATCACAAAACAACTGACGTGAATAGTCGACCGTTTGTGTCGCCTGTCCAAGATCATCGACCGTTTCTGTGATCACGGGGAAAAACAAGATATAATTCATGGCGTTGTCGTCCCTGCTGTATCCGTCGTCGAATCCTGATAATCGGCAGACAAGGCAAGATGCGTTTTCAGCATGTCATAGGATAACTGGAAACGCTCAGCGTCAGCCATGTTGTCCATAAAGTTTGCCTTGCAATATACAACAATGGCCCGCTTAATTAGCGGGTCAATCGGATCAGCAGCTTCTGAAACAGCCTGTCCAACACCACTGTAATATAAATCCTTACGAGCAGACAGGATTAGATCATTGATCTCATTATCAAGTGCTGTATGAGTTACACGCAGCGCAGTTCTTACGTCCGGAAGCAGGATATCATTTGCCATCAGGCATCACCATCACCCTTCAGGGTGGTAGGCTTTGAAATAAAACCGAGAGTAACCAATTCATTAAGGCGTTTCGCTGACTTTGTCTGATACTCATCGCCCACTACATAGATTAATTTGGTTTCTTTGTCCTGGAATCGCTGAGTAACCCTACCCTTCGGCATAAAATCACCTCAAATTATAAAAAATAAGCCCACTCATGCGGGCCATAAATTAGGCACCAACTAATTTCTTTACGCGTAGGAATCCATTTTTCGCTGTGACGTTCCCGCCAGAAAAAATATCGCCACGGTGCGCGCAGATACCCTGTTTGAATTTATAATCAGTCGAGCGCTGAACATCAAGATTGCTGAAAATCGCCAGTGAGTAATTGGAGAGCGGACCATAGGCCATCGAGAACTGCCCGGTTGTTGTTGCTGCATCACTGATTGCTTTGCAGGCGCTATTAATGATGAACGGAACGCCGTCAATGGTTCCAGTATTTCCGTGATTGATGATTGTATAGAACTTGTTGCCGTTGTTATCACGAACTTTGGAGAAAGCTTTCAGATCCATTTTATTCAGAATCAGAACAGACGTTGCTTCAACATCTTCATCTCCGCCAAAACTATAAATGATCTCATCAAGAGTTGTATTATCAATTGTCGTGACTTCCTTATCCGTAGATGCGTCAATGGCAGCAGCCGCAGCAGAAAAAATTCCGACAAGATGGCCGCTGGCACCGTCGCCAACAAGAATTTCACGGGTGATCTTTTTACGGATCGCCGTACTGACGCCACTAATGATCTGGCTTTCATAATCAGCATTCGGCAGCTTGATCATTTCTTCGGTGCATTCGGTATAGGCGGTTACCTTTGTTTTGTCAATCTGTGCATAGCCAAACTGTGGATCAGTATCAACAGAATCTGCACCTTCGGCAGTATAATCACCGGTTCCATAGTCTTTAACAAACGGCTGACGGAACGACTCGCCACCCATGAGTGGAATCTGATTAACCCGGTCAATAAGGGTTGATACCTGGTTGAAAGTTGGCTTAATCGTATTTGAATCCGTTCTCGGAAGAATAATGTTAGACGATGCCACTGTCACAGAACGATTTTCTTTGAGCAGCTTGCCGCGTTTCTCCCGCTGCTCCAACTCGGTAGGTGTCTTTTTCTTCTCTTCTGTCTGCTGCTTCTCTTCTGGAGTCTGAATATGCCGCATTTCAGGTTCTGCCGGAAATGATTTCAGGAGTTTAGTGCGCTTCTCAAGTTCTTCTTTTTCCGTGTCCAAATCCTTCAGTTCTTTAGCCAGAGCATCGAGGTCAGCTTCCTTGCCACTCTCAAGTAGAGAACGAATTTCTTTTTTTCGGGCAACGATTTCATCAAATCGATTCGGTTCTGAAAAATACTGGAGATTCAATTTAAAACGATTACTTTTCTGCATTAGTTTTCACCTCATAGGTAAGTTTTTAAAATCAGTCTCTTCCGCTGTTCAGCAGCATCCGCCGCTTTTTCCTTCTCCCTCTCCAGTTCGAAGTAAGAACGAGCCGAAATCGAAGTTGAGTCATATGCAGGAATATCCACCGCACTGACATCGTAGAGCTTTTTAACTGTCAGAATCGTCCGCATGTGCTTGTCCGAATCATAGCTTGATTCCGAAACTGTGAACGCAAAGGACATGCGGTCTATATATCCACCCTTGATATCGTTGTACATCTGCCGGCCCTCTTCGGTACCGTCGAGACGTGCCCGAATATACAAGCCTTTCTGATCAACATTCAATGTCAAGGTCTGATTTCTCGTTCGGGCCATAACCTTACCCTCATGGTTATAGTTGAAAATGACATCGGACATATCAGTACTTGTGAAAGCCTTTGAATCGATCTGCTCTTTGTACTCAATACCGTCCATTTCCCACAAAGTTGTCGGATCATTAAACGTCGCGGCATAGCCTTCAACAAATAATTCCTGGTTTCCGTTGCCGCCATCAGCTGCCCGCAGTTCAAAGTTAACCATTTTGCGGAATTCTCGATTTTTACGTGTCAGTTTCTTATCCTGCGGAACTGTTTGGGTCTGTACCGTCTGTTCCTTGCCCATTTGGATCACCTCCCGTCTGTGCTGCAGGGACTGTATTAACCGGTGCTGTATCCAGTCGCCTAATCGGCTTATCCCCGCCTTCAATTGGCGGCAAGTTCATGGCAGCACGCCATTCATTTGGCACCATGGCACCTCGGTCAACCATCTGCATAAGATTAAGCTTTGTTTGCATGCTCGCGTATTCGAGCCGGTTTGCTTCAAACACAATTTCATTTCCAAAGCCGATTTCTCGCGATGTAAAGATTTTAGATGTGAATTCAAGGCTCAATTGCAAACCGATCGGCTCAATTTTCGATTCATAAAACGCATTCCATTGATCTTCGGTATAAGTTGAATTGATAATTGGCTCATTCGTACCAAAGTAGTCATTGACTTTAGTCTGAATGACCTCCATCTGCTTCGCGTCAATCAACTTCGGATCGCTCTTCAGATCCACATAATCCGTCTTGGCATCAGTCGCTGCAACCCCGCCATTATTGCTGATGTCCATATAGTCAGATAAAAAGCGGTCACGCTGCGCTTTCATATCCTCCGGTCGAAGCGCCCCGGTGAATTTTAAAATCCCCCGCAGATATGCGGAGGACTTTATGCCATTTATGATTCCGTCATTGCTTGTATTTACCAGATTAATCGCCGGTGTAAGTGCTGTATCATTCGACTCACCAAACAGATCATTCTCGTTAAAAAATCGCCGTAGATGAATCAGATTATCATATGGAACCGTCAACTGCTGACCTGATCCAAAATAAAACTTTGCATATATCGTTTTATCGGCCGGATCGTTGCTTTCAAGAAAATCAATACTTGAATACGGAATCGGATAAAATCCCCGCGGCGTTAAAGTGATCGGATCCCAGTCAATATAGATAAATGCATTGTTCTTTAACTCTCGCTGAGTGACAATTTTATAATAAAAGTCATAGGCATTCATGTACGGATTCGGTCTTAACGAAAGCAGCTGCTCAATGGTTGAACCAGTATCTTGAATCTGGCCATTATAGCGCCGAATATGTTTTGGTTTCAACTTGGCTGCATTCCGCGCAATTGAATCAATAGCCGAGCGCACCGCGTCGCTATCATAAGGATTGCCTGAATACGTGCTGAAGGTTGGTGAATAACCATTGAGCATCTGAAGATACTGTTTTGTTCCGCTTGCCTGCTTTTGTACTCCGAATATTTTCTGGAACAGTGACCTTTTTTCTCGCAAGCTACTACCTCCCTTCAGATCATGCTGCTGTACTCGTCAAACTTATCTTTCAAAACAATGTATCCATCAGCCAGTGAAGCCACTCCGTCAATTCGTTTACGGTTGTCCATGCCTTTCACTAGCTGAATATTGCCGTTAATGTCTGCCTTGATTTCCGTATTGCTTAGGCACCACATGTCGATTGGATGGCCATTATGGATGATCTTCCCAGCATGCAGATCCGCTTTCAATTCCTTCAGCGGCTGCGACATCGTTGCCGGTCCCTGCCGGATTGGAATCATGCTGTTTGGTCCGAACTCCCCCTGAAACATGCGCAGTGTCGAATCATCAACATGCCAAGGATCGTAACCGATGTACAAGATATATAAATCATCATCATCACGTAGTTCTTTGAACCAGTTCAGGAAAACGATCTTGTCTACCTTGTTCCCCGGATATGACCGAAGCAGGCCCTGACGTTCCCAGAGCAGGTATGGAACGCTATCTCGTTCCCGACGGTTGCCATCTTGCGTCATCTGGTTCAGCACTTCTTCCGGAAGCCAGTACATGGACTTCAGGTAGATCTTGTCATCGTTCGGACGCATGCACAGCGCGTGAGCGCTGTTTAGGTCCGTCGTATCGGCAGCATCGAAGCAACCGATACCATAGCGGAAACCCATCTTGTCAAATTCGAACCGTTCCTTATTCTCGATCTCGTCCCAAGTGAGCCAGGCGCTTGCCGAGTTTTCCTTGATGTTAAAATCTTTCACCATAACGGTCGGCCGAAAGCCTGGGTCCTGCTTTGCCTTTTCAACATTCCCTTTCAGATACTCGAACGACTTGATCGTTCCCAGACCCGGGTTTGCCTTGATCCACATTTTCGAGTTGTCCCACTCATCGCGATCATCCAACTCATAGATCAGCGGCAGGAAACGATCGTCTTTGATCTTCCCATCCAAAACACCGATTGCGTAGTCATACTGAGCATCAAAAATACTGCCACGGACAAAACCGTTTGTCGTGATACAGGTCAAAAGCGGCTGACGACGTGAGGACATCGACTGCTTCATTAAGTCGTAAATATCGCGGTTCTTAATGGCTGCCAGTTCGTCGATAATCACCGCGCTGGCGTTCAGGCTGTCCAGAGTATTCGTATTACTGGCCAGCGCCTTAATCGATCCGAGATTAAACGACGAATATAAATCTGACTGCCGCTTTCTCAAATGCCGGCGAATATCTGGGCTTTGCTTCGTCATGTTCCAGGCTTCGACGAATCCTTTTTTCGCCTGGTCCTGCTTCGTCGCAATGAAATAGACTTCCGGAGCACCTTCGCCATCGGCAATATCGAAGTACAAGGAATCGGCGGCAAGCTCTGTTGTCTTACCGTTTTTCCGTCCACGGATGTCCAGCACTTCCTGATACTGCCGCTCTCCTGTCTGCGAATTGACGAAACCAAAAACCGCCTGATGCTTCGCCTTTTGAAAAAGTTGAAGTTCAAGCGGTGCTCCAATTGTACCTTGAGATTGTTTGCAAAACTTTTCGATGAACTCAATCGGCCGGTTCCCGGCATCTTCATCAAAGATCCACGGTTTATACTTCTCCGGGTGTTCCAACTTGTCCAGAAGCATCTTGCAAACTTGCTTGATCCGGTGACAGGCGACGATCCTGCCACTCAGAACGGCGTGTGCGTAATCTTCCAGATAGGTCATGATTTTACAAAGTCCATCAGTGCATCTTTCTTCTCTCTGTTCTTCCCATCACTCTGATCGGGCAGGAAATCGCAGAGTTGCTTGACGACTGAAGAATAATTTTTGATCATCGTGTTATAAACATCGACTTCGGGGCTTTTCTTAGTCCCAAATTGATTCTCGCCGTTTTTATATTCACTGATCACGCCGTTTTCATTGATCGCCTGCTGCAGGTCTTCCAAAGTCACCGCCATAAACGCTGCGTTTTTCATCAGCGACTGAACAGATGTCAGTTGATCTTTAGGCAACGTCTTGAAAATACGCTTAAGGCGGTTGAACTCTTTTCTTATCCTGTCATCTTTCGACAACTCCTTTGATGTCATGTTAAAAACTCCTTTATCGGACTACACCCTCGCATATAAATTCATATCCAGCTAAATTCTTCTCCATTCACCGGTCTCCGTGGGGTGCCAACATTATTCTTGACAGGGGGGGTCTATTTGTGTATCAAGTTACCTTCATTGTCGAATGCAAATCCATTTCTCGTCGCTGAATATTTTTCAAAGTGTTCTTTGTTATGACAATCTTTACACAACAATTCGAAGTGTTCATCATTCAGTGCAATGCTTGGATTGTTTATGTTCTTTGGACTGAGATAAATCTTGTGGTGGACGATCGTTCCCGGTTGCCCACATCGTTCACATAATCCATAGCGTTTAACGATATATGCATGCCTGGCCTTCTGCCATGCTGCTGACCGATAGAACTTCTTTGCCCATGGCTTCATGATTTATCACGCCCATAATAAAAAGCGCCGCTATGGACGCTTTAGGCAATTTCTTATCATTACCACGTTATCATAATAACTCTGTTTTACCCCCCAAAAGTAGCCGAAAAGTAGTCTTAACTAATTGCCAGTTTCTCGGCTACTAAATTAACAAACTGCTTACGATACTTTATCGCCGTCACACGATGGACATAGCAGGCGTCAGCAATGCCCTGCCAGTCCAGCCGCTTATGGCTCCAATACTTTTCGTTAATCACTCTCCGGCAGTCTTCCGGGACCTGATCTAACGCCTGTTCGACTGCTTCGGTAACCTCTTCCAGATTACGCAACCTCCGATTTGTCAGTAACCGTGTAGCAATCCGCTCAGTCGGTCTCCCTGGCTCGCTGCTTCGGCCACCGCCGATGTTTTCATCGGTTATGGCTTCTCCACACATAATCTCCTCGCGCAGCCTGCGGATGGCTTGTTTTGTACTTGGATAATCATAAAGCTCATGCTCGATATATTTAAAAACCGCTGTATCTAACTTTGTCTCTGTCATCCTGCTGCTCCTTTCACGCGTTCAATTCTTGCCTTCAGACTGTCGATCAACTGATCCTGCGTACTCTTTTTATCTGTTAGCCGCGCGACAACGTCCTCGTCCATGCCGCCTGTGACCGTCAGCAGGTGCATGATCACCTTCTCAGTTTGCCCCTGACGATGCAGCCTCTTATTTGCCTGCTCGTACAGCTCAAGACCCCATGGAAGCGAAAACCAAATGATGTGATTGCCGCCGTACTGCAGGTTCAGGCCATATGCCACGGATGCCGGATGCGCCAGAAGCAAATCGATTTTATGATTATTCCAGTCGTTCTTATCCTGACTAGTCCGATATTCGCGCACACGCAACTTTGACTTTTCCAGTGCTTTCAGGATCCGGATTTTATCGTGCTTGTAATTATAAAAGATCAGCGCCGGTTTTCCGTTCAGCCGTTCAATCAGTTCCAGTAAGGCTTCAATCTTGCAGTCGTGGATCTCAACGATATTTCTATCCCCGTCATACACTGCACCATCACATAGCTGCAGTAGCTTATTGCCCAGGATTGCGGCTGTCCCTGCGTCAATCGTTGATTCATCCACCTGCAGAATCATATCTTTCTCCAGCTTCTCATAGGCTTTCTTAGCCCGATCGTTTAGAATGACCGGTATTTTATCCGGTATCAAATCTGGAAGCTGAAGATAATCCTCTGACTTCATGCTGACGCAGATATCACCAATCAGCCGATGCACCACATTATCCGTTCCGTCTTTTGGCTTGTAAGAATAAATACGATCATGGCCACGCTGATCCGGTTCAAAATACCGCTCCCGAAATCCGGATATCCGTTTTCCTAACCGCTGACCCTGATCCAAGAGGTACACTTGCGCCCACAGATCCATTAACCCATTCGGCGCCGGCGTTCCAGTCAGCTCAACAATCCGCTTGATATGCGGTCGAATGGCCTTCATTGCCTTGAATCGTTTCGCCTGATGATTTTTAAAACTGCTCGACTCGTCCAGGACCACCATGTCAAACGGCCAGTTGTTCTTGTAGTAATCCACCAGCCAGACAACGTTGTCCCGATTAATCACGTAAATGTCCGCCGGCGTGTTTAAAGCTCTAACACGCTTACTGACGGACCCTAGGCAGGTACTAAATCGCAGTAGCTTCAAATGGTCCCACTGTCCTGCTTCGTCCTGCCAGGTGGCTTCAGCAACCTTCTTGGGCGCAACAACCAAAACTTTACTGATCGAAAACCGGTTGTATTTCAACTCGTTAATTGCGGTTAGGGTTACTACAGTTTTACCTAATCCCATGTCAGCGAAGATCCCAGCCGCTGGCGTTTCAAGCTCTTTTTTAATCAAAAACTTTTGGTACTCGTGCGGTTTAAATTTCATGGCAAATCACATCTCTCACAAAACCATCAACTTTTTCTTTGGTATCTATCACGCCAACCGTACATCCGGATTTTTTCAACTCGTTCATTTTTTTAATTTGCAGCGGCCTTGGCTTTCCACCTGGTCGTTTCAGCTCGATAAAATAAATCCGGTTATCCGGGAAAATAACGATCCGGTCTGGCACCCCATCATTTCCCGGCGACTCAAACTTATATGCTTTTCCGCCCGCCTTCTTAACTTGATCCCGCAGGTATGTTTCTATATCCCGTTCTATCATTTTCAGCGCTCCTTTTATGGGCAACCTTTACACGCGTATATAGATAGGATTCTCATTTATGTAGCCATGATATAATTTCTCTACATAAACTACATAAATAACATTGTTATAGGTAAAATAGGTTGATAGGTTGACAATTGCTAATAATCATTGATATATAGGCTTTTTTTTGTCAACTTTGGCGTCAACTTTAGGATTTTTAAAAGTTGATAAGGTTGACAAACCATATTTTTCCAAAGTTGATGCACTACTCCGAAGGTTGACCTTTTAAGGGCGCTTAAATCCCCCTTTTACTTTTCCATAGGGACCAAAATTATAACTGTTTGTCACCCGATCCCACCCTGGTATGTTTGCCAAAATGTCATTAATCTGTCGGCTATCGCGCCGGCGCATATAGCTGAGTTTATTGCTAAAACATTCCACCCATATTTCCTGCGCGCAGATGCGATCCCGTGTTTCTGTTTTCGGATGAACTGTTTGCCCTGCTGGAATTGGTTTGCCATACTCAAGATTCCAGTAGCTTGTCCGGTCGCTGATGTTCATTTTGTTCCAGCTTTTAAGCACCGGCCGCTCGATAAAATCAATAATTTGTGCTTCCCACGGATCCTGATCCTTGTGCGCCGCCTGCTGTTCCTTAGCTTCTTCTACCGCTTCCCCTGACAGCTCAAGGTTTTCGCCCAGCCGCCAATACATCACGGCTTCCGCCCAGATTTGATTCACTTCGTCATCAAGCAGCGGTCCATCAATTTTCTGGTCGCTAAAAATGCGTTTGGTTGGCTCGTTAATAGCTACATCGACCGGATAAAATCGGCGGTTTCCTGTCTCGTCCTGCAGATAAGTTGTATCGTTCGATGTTCCGAAAAAAATGCAGTGCCTTGGGTGCTTCTCCGCTTTTCGGGCATAGGCAGCCCGGTAGACGTCCTCTGTGCGTGTCAGGAAGCTTTTCATCAATCGGATGTCTGAACGGGCAAAGGCGTTCAGCTCATCGATATTAACGATCCAGGCGCCGTGTATGGCCTCCAGCGCGTCCTTGCCCTCGAAGGTCTGGATGCTTTCGTTATACCAATGTGATCCTATTTTTTTAATGAATGTTGTTTTCCCGACGCCCTGCCCGCCGGTTAAAACGGTCATATAGTCATATTTTGTTCCCGGCTGCATAATGCGGGACACCCCGGCCACAAGTGCCTTGCGCGATACCTGCCGTACGTACTCGCTGCTTCGCGCCCCGAGATAATCGACGTACATGGTATCCAGGCGGTGCGTCCCATCCCAGATTAGGCTGCCTAGCCAGTCGACAATCGGATTAAACTGATGCCGTGCGGCGACTTGCAGCAGCGCTGCCTGGATGGTTTTTGTATCCTTGCATTCAATCAATTTTTCTATATAATTCATCAGGCCGTTGTCATCGAACTTTTCATCCCATTCAAAGTCTCCTACTTCACCCCGGCGCGGTTCCCATGGCATCGGTGCGGTCCCAATGACAGCCTCAGAAAAGCAGTCCCAGCGGATGCGTCCGGATAGTTTAGGGTCACCCTCGAGGATAACCTGTACATTTTCGATCGACTTTTTAATGCCGCCCTGCCCGTTGATTGCCAGATGCGTCATAAACTCGCCGTCGGTATCGTTTACTGTATCCGTATGGTCTTGTTTGGCAACGCCGAAGTCATCCTGTGCGGAAGCATAGGCTTCTTTTGCCCTGTCCTTGGCTACCTGTTTATCGCCGGCAGCAAGCTTTTTCATAGCAGCATAGCTTGGCATCTTCGGCATCGGTGTTCCCGGGTCCGCGTCCTTGTCCAGGTCCCCGAATTTATGCAGGCGCAGCAGATCAAAACTGTTGACCAGTTGCTCACTGCAGGGATCCGTTGCATGGTGCGAGTAAAGAAATAACCCGTTGTCATAGACAATTGCTCCGCCGACGGTTGATCCGCCGGTGTAGGTAAACCGGTCTGCCCGGTCATCAACCGGCTCATAAGTATGCGGCAGAAATTGCTCCATCACGGCGTAGATGTCGTACTGCCGGCACCAGTCGCCGATCAGGTCAGTTCGCTGGGTGGGGTCTCCTTTTTTATCAGCCAGGCGCTTATGCTCCGCTGTTTCATCGCCCGTCACCGGCCATTCTTCGATATTTCGCCAGTCTCCGTAGGTGCTGAGCAGCCCCTCTACAGAGATAAATGGTCCGTCACAGGATTCCTTGATAACAAGAGAGTCTGCGCAGCAGGTCGGCCAGTACATCAGCCGTTCCGGCTCGAACGTTGTATGGTCCATCATGCCGATGCCGATCAGCGCAGCCATCTTGCGCGCACATGGCTCATATTCGTCAGCGGTTGCCGTTCGGTCAAACGGAAAGACGATCCGCAGGCGCGGACGTGCCGGCTCGTGCTTCCGGGTTGAGTAGACGCACCAGGAGCAGTTAAACGAATTCAGCTTCTTTAGGATGCTGTCTGTGTCGCCTGCGGGCACGTTGTCGAGGTCCAGCGTCAGAAGGTCGCGCCCTGTAACAGCTCCTTTCTTCCGGCGGTTGTTCTGCAGCGTGCCGCCGACAAAGCCCCCGACGTCCTTCAGGCTGTCCTGCTTTGACTTGGGTAGCTTCAGATAGTCCTGCAGGGTCTCGGTGCCACGCGCGAAGACGGACAGTCTGCTGACGAGTTCCGACCACATCATGGTCTGCGGCTGCCACAGCTTCGCCGTGCGACTGCCGCCTGTGGATATCGTTATTTTTCTGTCGTTATTAACGGTCATCGTGCTCACCTAATTTCATATCAAAATACGAAAAACGTAATCAGTTCTGCGGCCATGCTCGAGATGCACAGCGCGTTCATACTCATCCGCCAGTCCTTGTCATCTTCGTCAAAACTGCCGATGAATGAGATGGTTAAGACGACCATCAGGACAATTTGAAATACAAGTTTCATAGTCTGTCAGCTTCTTTCGTGGTATCGTCGTACTATGCAATAATTTTAAAATCTTTATAATCTAGTCTTGGTGTGTATGGAAACGAGTATAATTTTGTACTTGTATAGATTCCGTGTTCATCAAGCACAGCGACATTATACGTTTTACCATCTAGGAGGTTTAATATTTTGTCATGAGGTTTAGCGTTTTTCTTGTTGTACTCTTCCAATTCCATTTTTATTCGCACTCCTTCGCTATAGTTGTCAACTGCGTCGTTTCTTGATTCGCCGTTTTTCAAGAATGCTATTTAATCGGTCATGACCGCAGTGATAAGTTTTTGCAATGTATCGCAGTGTGTGCCCCTCCTGGTACGCCTGCGCGATCAGCGCTTCATCTGTGATAATTCGTCCGGTGCGAATACCGTGGACATGCTTCCATCGCCGAAGGGTTGTAACGGCGACTGACAGGGCTTCTGCGATCTGATCATCCGTCATCCCTCTGTTTCGGTAGCCGTGATACTGCGGTACCCGTAGAGTCAGCTTGTGCGCTGGCTCAGGAGTTGCCTTGTGCTCCATTTCGGCTAGCTTTGTACCGGCAGCCCGGATCTCCGCATACAGGGAACAGGTGCCACAGCTGCTGTCTGGGTGCGTTGTAATGTATCGGCGTGGGCAGTCACCGCATCGGTCCAGCAGGTCGCTGATAAGCAGTCGTTGTGCTTTTGCTTGTCCATCCATGAGCGATCACCCTATCGTCTTCTGCAGGTTGACTAGTGCCGAGAACCACTGCCGATCGCCGGTGTCTAGGGCAACGTCGATGCAGGCATAGATGAGGGCTTTGTAGTGCTGCACTTTTTCCCTGTCTCGTCGGTTGATGTCGTCCGTCAGCGCTTGCCAGATACCGTCGTGATCGTCGTCATGATACGCAATCATGACGCATCGCCTCCTGCCTTCAGCTTTTTAAACTTGTTATCTGCTTTAACTATCCGTTCATAAAATTCCTGAGGATTATTTCCCCATAATCCTTCTCTCCAAAAAATGGTGCCATTGAATTCATAATTATCAATGTAGTCGTCATATAGACTTTTTCTTCCCCAATTATGAATTGCCCCGCGCTTTGTCCATGTTTTCTGAACAGCTATGGCTTTATTAACAATTGAGTCGATTTTTTCCTGCTTTTCCTTTCTTTTTTCAGCTAATTCAGCTTTATATTCTTGCGATCCTATAAAATGGTGAACGATTTTCCTTACCTGTTCCCAGTCATCAATCGAGCCATAATACAGCGGATCGTTATCAAGTGATTTTTCTAAATACCGAGCAGCAGTTAATGAAATTTTTCCGGAAAGTAATTGTTGATAGGCCTGCTTCTGCTCTGCTTTATCCATCATTTATCACTCCCGTAGTCCAGCTGTAATTGCCATTTCACTGCATGATATAATAAATTTATTGATGACTTTCCATGATGTAGCGACCGGAATACCGCATTCCCTACCAGCGGAACTGATGGTTCTGTTTTCATTAAGATAAACAGCGATTAATTTTCTATGTTCTTCTCGGTATATCTGAGACATTGCACAATTAGTTATGAAATTAATATCCATTTTTTTATCAATATCCGGAGCGTGTTTATCCTCAATCAGATTGGAAAATGTATCCTCTTTTCCATTTTTTATAGGCTGGTCAAGGGTCAATGAAAGGTATTTGAAAAAAATTTTTCGCTTTTTATTTTCATTAAAGAGCCGATAGGCGATACGTTTTGATGCGTAGGCTTCGAATTTTTCAGCTCTATCTGTATCGCATGTTTTAACGCTTTCCCAAAAAGCCTCGATAGCTCCGATAAAGGCATCGTCAAAGTCAACGTATTTAAATTTGATTTTTCTTGTCAATGATTTAATCATTGGTAGAAAGTGATTAAAAAGAGTAGTGAAGTCGTCGTCATTTCCTTGTTGGTAAGAAGTGATTAATTTCTTTAGCTCATCGGCATTCATTTATTTTCCTCCTCCTTAAAATGTCCGTACTGGCAGAATAAGCGCCAGCAGATTGTCATTTTTGATTACGATCGGCCGCATATCGCCGAAGTATTGTAGGGTCGCCCCGTCGTAGCCCGCATCCCGGAATAGGTCAAGTGCTTCAAGCAGGTAGGTCGCCCGGAAAGTCTCGCTAAATGGTACGTCTTCGCTGCTTCCGCCGATAACTAGATTTGCAGAAACATAGTTTTTACGCGTTGTGAGGACTAAATCTTTAAAAGCAGTCACAAGGTCGAGCAGCTGAAATCCCTTTTTATCTGGCTTATATTCGTATCCTGAGTACCGGGCAAGTTCAGCCATGGGCTTCAGCACCTGTACGATTCGTTCAATGCTTTCCAACTGGAACTCTGCCTTTGGATTTCTCGGAATAACTTTGTCCGCGTCGGGGTAAACGCCGTCGATTGTTTCTCCAGTCACGGGATTAATCACAGCGTCCATTCCACCACTGTAGACACCAGCCGCTTTATAAAGGCGATGGCTATCAGTGACGATCAGTGCCCCGTCTTCTGCCCGGTGAAAGATTCCTTTGAGCGCGGGACGATTTTCAGTGGCACTTTTGGTAACCTTGCTCGCGTGCTTGATGAAAGTTGTATAAGAAATTGTCATTTCTTTTCCGCCTCCTGAATCAGCTTGTCCAGGTAAACACGTGCCTTTTTAAGATCCTCGACACCATTCTTTTGTCGCCACCGGACGACGTATTTCACGATGTTTCCCTCCAGAAAATCAAGGTGCTTATCGATGATGAAATCCCATGTTTCAATCTTGCCGGCAGTGTAATAGGATGGTGCGCTGATGCTTACTTTTCCCTTTGCCCGATCATCCATAATTTTCATGATTTCTTCTATCGTTAATTGTTTTCCACAGTCATTACACACGCAATAAATGAATTTATCTCCATTTCGGTATTCCGTTGTATTTTCATGTTTACATACTTTTGCTGACGGTTTATCCATCCACATCCACCCGCTTTATGCTGTCGGCGCTGTTAAACCCGTCGGGATACCGTGTCATCAGCTTGGCGATATTGCTTTCGGCTACCTCGTTAAAGCTGATGGCAGCTAGATTAGCGATCTGTGAGGCGTACCAGAGGACGTCACCTAGCTCCTTAATAAGATCATCCCGGTCTAGCTGATGGCCGTGGAACCGGTATTTTTTGATCAGGTCGGCGACTTCGCCAGCTTCACCGGTCAGCCCGAGTGCGAAGTTTGCCAACAGATCACGGTCCTTTTCATCCGATTTTGCTGTGCGACTTGATAATTCCTGATATTGGTTAAATTCCATCATTTATCATTCCTTTTTATAATAATTACTGACGAACCCGTCAGCGTTCAGCGGCAGCCCCGGAGCCCAGTCAATCGGTTGGCGCATGATCTCAATCACCTTCTGCACGTCTGCCTGTTCCTCAGGTACGTCGTTCACCACTTCGTCATGGATCGTCATGACGGTCTTGTAACCGGCGTTAGAGAGGCGGCGCAGGGAGACAAACAGGCAGTCACGGGCAATCGCTTGACAGATGTTTTCCGTCAATTTCCCCCCGTATGTGCTGACCTTGCCCCACTTATGCGTCATCTGATCCAGTCCGTAATAATAGAGTGCGTCCTGGTCGAACTGGTTCGGAGCGATAAACGGATGCGCGTAGTAGAGCTTCCTCCCGCTTGGCAGCTGGATTGTGAGAAAGTCCAGTCCGTTCACAATGTCACTCTCCCGAGCAAAGATGACATGATTTGCGCCCGCCGGGCGCCCGGTACGCATGACGGATAGCGCCGCGTTTTCGTAACTGTGCCACATGCGAACGATGCTCGGGCTGGCCTTCCGCCACTTGTCAACGATGCTTTTATAATTAGCGTCGATCATGGCATCTTGTATCAGCTTGTACCAGCTTTTGTCTGGATCATCTGGCACTGGTATTCCGTTCTCGTTTGCAAACTGTTTGCGGGCTTCGTCTGACATGTCTGCCGGCCGGATCTTTCCGCCGAAGTCCATGCGCTTCATAGCTCCGACGCTTCCGCCATAACCGTTGGCGAGTTCCGCAACCTTGCCCTGCTGGCGTACCGGGTCGCCGTGCTTGATGCTGTCAATCGGTACGCCGAACATTTGCGAGGCAGATGCTTCATAAATCTTGCCGTGTGTGTTAAACACGTCCAGCCGCCACTGCTCGCCGCTTAACCAGGCAATCACCCGGGCTTCGATGGCGTTGAAGTCAGCAACGACGATCTTGTGGCCCGGTGCGGCTACAATGGCTGTTCGTGTCAACTGTGAGAGGACGTTTGCCGTTTCGCCGTAGATCATTTTTAAGCTATCAATCTTCTTGTCTCGCACCAGTTGTCGCGCGAGGTCGAGCGTTTTCATACTGTTGCGCGCCATGTTCTGCGGCTGCAGGAGCCGGCCGGCTTCTCGCCCCGAACGATTGGCTCCGTAAAACTGCATCGTTCCGCGGATCCTTCCGTCCTGACACATGGCTGACTGCATCGTTTGATACTTTCGGATTGACATTTTGGACAGCTGCTGCCGAATCCTCAACATGTGCTGCACCTCGTCTGATGTCTCTTCGACCAGGTCAGCCACGGTTGCCTTTTGCAGGTCGGGCGTTTCGATTCCCTTACTGGTCAGCCACTTCATCAGCTGAGGCGCGCTGTTCGGGTTGCTGAGCCCCGTAATCTCCCTTGCCTCTCTCATCAGGGCGGCAGACTCCGTTCGGTCGATGGCTAGGGCGCCGTCGATCAGTTGGGCGTCCAGAGCGATACCGTAAGCGTTGCTCTGCATCTCCAACCGCCACTCCTGCCAGATGCTCTCCGGCACGGGGAAACGGCTCAGGCGCTTCTCGATCTCCGCTTCGACAGCGACGTCCTGCCGGTTGTAATCGCGGAATAGTTGCCACTTTTCCGGCTCGTGGTGCGGCAAGGTTCGCGCTCGGTTGCCGTTGGTCTTGGTCGGCTTAACGGGCTTGCAGAATAGCCGGATTAGTGCTTTGCCGGCTGCCATCTTGCGCTTATCCTGCGGCAGGCCCAGCACCTTTCCTGTGATGTCAAGGCCCGCTGTGAGACCGAGATAAAGGCTGTGAATCATGATGTCCTGCCATTGGCCAATCGGACTACTCCAAAACTTGTTCAGTGCGGAAATTTCAAACGCTGAGTTCCAGGCCAGTTTGATCACGCTCGGGTCATCCAGCGCGGCGATAACATCCGCAGGGATGGATTCGCCCGAGAGGAGATCGACCAGGTGAACCTCTTCAAAGTCCCAGCACCAGCTGAAAAGTAAAATCTCAAAATCATCAGATTCGATGTATTTATAGCTTCCTGATTTTGTAATATCGACGCTTGAAAACGTTTCAATATCGATAAGAAGCGTCTTTTTGGGTGTAAGAAAAGAGGGTGTAGCTGGAAACCCTCTTATAGTTTGTGTATTCATGTGTCAGCACCTCACATCGGCTGTCCCGTTATGGGGTTGATACGCTGCTGCGGTTGCTGCTGATAGGTCTGCGGCGCTGCCTGTGGCTGCTGAGAAGCCTGTGCTGGATTGTTTGGGATTCCGTTCCAGACGCTGGCACCGTTGCTCAGAGGCGCTCCGGGCGCTCCGGGTGCTCCGAAGTCTGACGCTGCTTCAGGTGCGGATGCTCCGAGTGGTTCGCCGTCACGGGTTTTCATCACATTAGTTGAGATGTAGCAGCCAACGCCTTTTTTTCCGTGGCTATCGTAAGGGTTGAAGTTAAGCGCAACGCGTCCGTACATGCCGCTGTATACCTCGGTGGCGTCCATGAGTGGCTGTAGGTCGGGACCGACGATCTTCGGTGGATAGTCGATGCTTGTTGATGCCGAAAGCACGTAGCAGCCGTGGCACTCCGCGCCAAAGGGCATGCCGTCAGAAGGTTTGACGCCGTCGCCGTCATGAATCGGAACATTCACTACCGGAGGGATAACGCCGTTCCATTTTTCGGCTTTTCCTTTTTGTTTCGCTGCTTCGACCGCTCCATTGATTGCGGACATGGTGGCATTGTCACTTTTTTTAATAAGCATGGTAAGGCTGAACTTTGGATCCCCGCCATACTGGCTTTCCTGCGGCTTCAGCAGATGTACAAAGCTAAAGCGGACTTCACCGGTTACAATTCTGGTTGCATAATTATTTGAGTTTGGCATTTTATAATTGCTCCTCTTCTTTTTTGGTCTCTGGATTTGTCTTGTTTCGAAGCGCCATTTAAGTGCATTTTTACCGATTCTGTCCCACAGCTTATCTCGGGCAACTTTTTTCGTTTCTTCTTTGATTCCGAAGACGAATTGATGAGAAACGGTGCTGTAGATGCCGAACATTAGCCGAAATCTTCCTTTGCATCCACGACGTTCGTCACTGCTGCCCGCTTGTCCGTGATTGGTGCGAGCGTTGGCTTGCCCGGCCGCTTCTCAATAAGACCCGGCTTAACCAACAGCTCATTGTATTGCTTTTTCTTCAATATCTTTTCTACCTTTGGCACGGTTAGCGGCCGGCGTTCGTAGAGCAGCGCTTCATCAATCCCACTGTCGGTCAGGTGCTTAAACGCTTTGTCAAGGTCCACGTAGTTCCGTGAGCCCCGGCCTTCTACGGCCTTCCATCCGGGGATATCTTGCCCGCTTAGGCACTGGCTTAGGGCAAACTCCTTGATGCTGTCGTACCAGTTCACGATGTCCTTGCCGCGTTCCAGCGCAGCGGATAACTCGTCCGGTGACAGGAGTGCGGCTTTTTTAGCCGGCGCTCCAAAGTCTTTTTCCAAGCTGAAAAACTTGTCTGTGTAGGCTCGGCATTGCGCTTTCGCCCGGCAGAACCGGCACCAGTCGCCGGGTACAAACTCGCCTTCTCCTTTGTACGCGAGTTCTGCTGCGCCCATCACAAAATTAGTGCCCCAGTATTCAAGATCGAGCTGATCAATCTGCCATTCGCTGATGCTGTTCAAGCGCGGCTGAATGATCGCTAGATGCACTTGCTCAACCGGATACAGGATGCCGTACTTCTTCAACGCACCAAGCGCGTACAGCATCATTTGCGGATTGTGTTCTGCTGAGACGGATACACCCTTTCCATACTTAAAATCGTTGAGGAAAAGCGTGTCCCCTTCGATCATGATGCAGTCTGCCGTTCCGAAGCCGCCCGGCGCATAGGCGCTATAGTCCATCTGCTGTTCCACCGTGACGAACGGACGGTTCTTGCGGCTCAGCGCCAGTTCTTTCAGGTATTCAAGATAAGTGTCCGTGTGCTTCAGCATTTCGTCATCGTAATGCGGATCCGCTTTAAACGGCTTCATCCGTTTAGTAAACTCCCGGCTGGACATCGGTTCCAGAAAATACTGCCGCAGCTTCAGCTCGGCGATCTCATGCGCGATGGTGCCCTCTTTCGCAAAGTCGCTGGTTGTGTCCGGAAACTGATCCTCCAGCCGGGCACTCGGCGGACAGTTCAGCCACTTATTGGCTCCGCTGGCGCTTAGCAGCGCATGGCTGCGGTGTGCGTGGTCAATCGGTTTCATAGCTGCGCGCCCAGCTGTCTGAGTGCTGTTGCAAACGCCCCAAACTGTGCCTGCGGTAGCTGCGTGAGCGCCTGCACTTTAAACTGGTTGTTCAGTAGACCAATCAGTTCATTTTGCTTGCCTGCGTCCATCAGCTGGGCCGCCGCCTTTGCCAGGTCATCGATGGAGTACGTTTTGGCGCTGGTCGGCACGGTAACCGGCTGTGGTGCCATGATCGGTGCGTCCTGCTGTACAGGTGCGCCCGGTGCAACTGTCGGTACGCTTACTGGGCTCGGCTGTTGTACAGGTGCTGGTGCTTCGTCCGGGTGCTGAAGTGGTGCTGCTTCGGTGTTCCACTTCTGTTCGCGCATCAGGGCGGCAGCGCCTTTGTCGCCAAGGGCGGCGGCCAGCTTGTCTATGGATGATGCGAGGTGTTCAATCTCTGGAAAATTCATAAAATCAGTCCTTTCGTGGTATAATTAACCACGGGTATATTTGTGTTTCGGTCACTTTGCAGAGTGGCCGTTTTTACTTTTGACTGCCTTCAATCAATTTCTTAACTTGGTTATATGATTCTGTTGCTCTGACAACTGAGCAGGCATATCCGCTTGTAGTTAGAATGTCTACGCCTGATCTGCTCGTACTTTTGCTAACCTGTACAATGAATGCAGTGTTGAACAAAAGCTCTTTACCATCTTCATGTACTTGGATAAAACCGCTCACCAGTTCTCACCTCCTCTCAGCGCCAGCGGTCCATACCGTTCAGATCGCCTTCAGCTTCATCTATTTCATCATCAATCCGTTCCAGGTCACGCCGCAGGGCATTCCGTCTCATGTGCAGACGGTCTAACCGCTTAATCAGCTGCGCCTTGCCTTCGCCCTGTGGTTCTTGGTACAGGTCCGAGTTAGTTATTTCCATCGTTCATCCTCCCATCTGTCAGCGCGTTCTGCGGCCATGCAGATCGACCAGAAGATGGTCATGATCAGCAAAACGACAACTGTTCCGACGGCTGACAGCAGGATCACAAGTCCCGTCATTTCTTCTCTGCCTCCTTCAACCCTTCCATGATGGCGCGGGTCATAACTCTGATCGCTCCGGCTGGCATTGGCCCCATGCCAAACCACGGATGTACGGTGCTGCGGCGTTCGGCTACTTCCGGCTCTTCTCTTCCTGTGAATAGCATCATTTCGCTTTCACCTCCTCAATTGGATAGTCGAGAAACGACCATCTGGAATTTGTGTCAAGCTTTGACTTTTTCACATCACAGACGCCGACAAGTTTAAATTCCCGCCCTACTTCGTCAATGGCATACAGAGCAATCAGCCGTGTCTTGCCGTCATTCAGCACCTGAAGTTCAACATATTTCCTGACGCAGTGGAGCGCTTCGGCTGCTGAGTCTTTATGCGGTTCTCTGAGTTCTCCGCTACTTACATAAGCGTGAAATTTCATTTCATCTTCGCCTCCTCTCGCTGGCGAATCTTGATATCAAGTAACTGACGGTTTCGGCTGTCGACCACGGACAAGTGGATATTCGGATCGTTTAACCAGGTGTATTTCTGCGTTAGCGCAAGCGCGCCGCTAATGGCTTCAAATTGGCTGGAATATTCAGTTGACTGCTTGTTTCTGGCTAAGTCAATGAGCTTGTAGGTCATACTGCCGCACCTTCTTTTCTAAGAGCTTGTTCCAGTTCATCAAACAGAGGTGTGATTGGCATCTTATGCTCGCCCCAGAAGCGCAGGTAGTGAATGGCCAGCCGCTCATCGGTGTAAGACAGATCAGCAATCTTTCCCGGTATGGCGGCGGCTTTGCGAACGATTTCAGGATCAATTGGTAAGAAAGGTTCAGACATCATTTTTCACCGCCTTGTATTTCCTGTAGATAGCCTTGCTGACATGAACATCAAGTCCGAAGCGATCCTTAGCTACCATCAGATCGACCGTGTCGCTTAGAATCGGTTCCCTTTCTTTCAGCATGTCTGGCGTCATTTGTTTCTTTCCAATCATTTTCGAATATCCATGCAGGGTGGATATGGCCTTGTTGGCGATCGTGTTCGCTTTTAGGTAATGCTTTTGCTTCGCACGGTCAATCCCTGCATCTAGGTCGGCCATCTGCTTCTTTTGAAAATCTTTGTCCAGCATCCGGAACACTTCGAAACCAGCAAGACCTGACGATTCACGGAGCTTTTTCAGCATTTCAAATACCCATTCCTGAAATGCTTCTGCTTCGGGCTTATGACTGTTGAAGATGGCTTTGTAGATGCCGAATTCCGTCAGAGCCAAATATTTTTGATTCATGTCCGTCATTTTGACGTACACGAGATATTTTTTATCAATGTGTCTAACCATTGAATTAGCATCTCGATAGTTCAAAGCATCGGATATGTCCTTAGATATTGCCGCCCATGCGCCTGGTTTAACTTCGACAAAACGAATCTGATGATTCGCCCATATTTCAGCTTTAAGCTGCATTAGCAAGCGCTCCCTTTTAGTACCTTTAAACGGTACTATCACTTAAATTTTTTTCATCCTCATCAAACTTACCGTCGTCAACAATCGGGACACGGATAAGTTCTTCCGGTAGTCCATACAGATTTGCAGCCTTGCGAAAGATATGAGCGGGAATTACAGTTTTTCCTGTTTCGTAATTGCGAAGCGTCTTTGCCGTAATACCAAGCTTAGGAGCGGCTTCAGTCTGCAATAGTTCAGCATTTACTCTAGCTGCGGTCAATGAAATTTGAAACATTTTCAGCACCTCCTCTCCCTTTGATGTCTTAATTCTAATACCGTTTAAAGGTACTGTCAAGGGGATTATGTCGTAAATTGTACTTTTAAAAGATAATTTTATTCTTTACATTATTACCGTTTTTCGGTACAATATAAACATAAGGAAAGGAGGTGAAAGTAAGTTGGACAGTGACGAACTAAAAAAGACCATGGCAAAAAATCTACGCTTTCAATTAGATAGGAAGGGAATGCAGCAGACGGATCTTGCTAGCAAGCTGAGCATACCGGAGATGACGGTTTCAAATTGGCTGACAGCCAAAACCTATCCGCGTATGGATAAAATCCAGTTGATCGCCGACTTCTTTCATATAAGAAAGTCAGATCTAACGGAGGATATTCCGGATAACCTTATTGAGTATGGTCCCCAGACAGTTCCGGTACCAGTATTAGGAGAAATAGCTTGTGGTGATCCAATTTTTATAGAAGAAAATCATAGTGAATATCGTTATGAATCACCGGATATGCTGCCGGCCGGAAATGTAGCTTACCTTTATGCAAAAGGCGACTCAATGGAGCCAACCATACCTAACGGATCTCTAGTATTGATAAGTGAACAGGATGATGTAGAAAGTGGAGAAATAGCGGCGGTACTTGTTGATGGAAATACTGAGGCTACACTGAAAAGAGTTAAAAAGCAGGGAAATCAAGTTATTTTGGTGCCGGACAACCCAAAGCATAATCCGATAATTGTCACTAAAGATAATCCGGTAAAAATAATTGGCAAAGCAATCAGATATACAAGAGATTTATAATAAGCATCATAGAGCGGACAATCACCGCTCTATTTTGTCAGGAGGTGAAATAATTTGCGTGTTGTTATTTACATTCGCGTCAGCACAAAGATGCAGGCCACAGAGGATAAATATTCCCTCCGCGCGCAGAAGACGGAACTGGAAAACTACGTCAAGCGTATGAAGTGGCAGCTGGTCGATATTAAGCAGGACGTCGACTCCGGCGGAAAGTTTGATAAAAAAGGTCTGGATGAACTCATGGATATGGCTGACACCGGCAAGATGGATGCCGTGCTTGTGCTTGATCAGTCCCGCCTGTCGCGTCTGGATGGTCTGCACTGGGAAATGCTTAAAGCTGTACTTAAGCAAAATAATATCAAGCTGGCTGAGCCTGGCCGCATGGTCGACCTTAACGACGACGTGCAAGAGTTCATGAGTGACATCCAAAACTGGTTCGCCCGCCGAGGTCGTAAGGACATTGCTAAAACGATGATGCGCGGCAAGCGTCAGATGATGCGTGAGGGAAAGTTCTGGGGCAGGGTACCGCTGGAATACGTCTACAACAAAGAGACACACACGGCCCGCAAGCGACCGGGATATGAGTGGGTCATACCGATGATCGACAAGCTGTTTCTGCATGATCAGGCCGGCTATGTGACGATCGCTAATCAACTAAACAAGATAAAATACCAAGCTAATGGCCGGCCGTGGAACGAAACACTGGTTTATCGACGGTTGGTTTCGAAAGCCTTTCACGGCGTTGCTGAAAAAACTTTTGCCACCGGAGAAACGATCCGAATGGATGACTTTTACCCGCCGATGCGGACGCTGGAAACCTATCAGGCAATACAGGAGGAGATCCACCGCCGTCATGTGCAGTATCGCACCTACTGGAATCCGAGTGGGCAAATCCATATGCTACGGCGCGTCAAGATGACCTGCGGCATGTGCGGCCGGGTGATCGCGCTGGAACAGCACGGGAAGGGAAATTATACAGCCTTTTATCTGAAGCATGGCCGCAAACGAAAACTTTCTGACCGGTCCGTATGCAGTATATCCATCAACACAAAACGGTGTGACCGGAATATTATCCAGGCAATCAAGGATATTTTGACCAGCGAACGATTAGCGAAAAGGTATATCGACTTATCGGATGACTCAGACAAGATAGATGCACTTAAAAAAGAACAGTCGGTCGTCATCAAATCAATTAGCAAGCTCAACGAGCGCATGGACCGGCTTATGGATCTGTATCTGGATGGTAGTTTCGATAAAGGTGAGTTGGATGACCGTAAGCATAAAATTGATCAGGAACGGTCGGCGCTGGCTAGCCGGCAGAATGAGCTGAAAGTGAAGCTCGACCTATTGGAAAAGAACCAATGGAATTACAAAATGATTTATGCGTACATGAAGCTGGCCAGAAATTTTGATACTGACCTGACACCACTTGAGCAGGCGCAGATGATCGGCAATCTGTTTCCGACTGCCACAGTGTACCTGGACAAGCTGGTGCTCCATGGCCGCCTGCCGATTGGAACCGTGCTTGATGTGACGGTGGGAATTGATCAAACGCATGTCGGAATTAAATATGGACTTAATGGGTAAATACATCATATTATTGAAATGA